TTTCTTACTTGGGGAAGCTATTCCTATTTCTAATCTTTTATTTGTTTTTTTCTTTAAAATACTTATCCACCCATCTCCTGCAAACATTCTATTTAATAAAATTGATAATGAATCTTTATTCCAATAAAAAACTTCTTCAGGTAATATTTTATTCTCTGTTTTTTTTCCAGCTATTTTTTTATTTTCACACCATTCCATGATTGGGCTTTTGGTGTTAACCCCATGTTTTTGATGGGGTAAATAATCGAACCCTTTTAGTTTTGGTGTTTTTCTTAAACTTAATTCTGGAAAAATATAATTTACTGATTCTTCAAATTCATTTAGATAATCAATATTGTTGTTCGTAAATTTTACTTGTTTGATTGTACTTCCATCCGTTATGAGATAAGCTAACAATTTTATTTCATTTATATCAGCTTCAATTTCCCCAAATTGAAATTTTTGATCTAAAATTTCATCGTCAATTTCTAAATCTTTTGCTGATACCCATTTATTTTTATTTTTTATGAAGAAAGGGTGATTTTCACCAATAACAATATTTCTTGAATCTTTTAATTTTATTTTGACACAATCTATTTCTCCACAATCCCAGTGATCATAAACTGTATCTAATTCGTATTTATTTTTTTCAAAATTATAGGAATAAATTATATCTCCTTTATTAATTTCTTTTATCAATTTAGGTCCATCTGGTGTACTTATAAAAGTATCTTCTGGTAAACATTGTCTTGATTTTAGAATAATATTATTCTGATATTTTACAAAGTTTCTAATTGCATTTTCTTGATACTCAAAACAAGATAATTTATCTACTCTGCTTTTTCTAATATCATAAACATATCCATAGTTATTTAAAAAATAAATTGGATCTTTTGCACACTTAATATATTCTTGTATTTCTTGGGGTGTCATTAAAGATAAATATACTTATTATTAAAAATAAGAATATACTAATAATTTTGAATATTAGAGCCCTACATAGATTACAGGTTGAGTAGCATCAGTAATAACACTATAAACTTCTGAAACATAAGAAACATTTGTTGTTTCATTTTTTAAATAAAACTGATGAAACCCTATTGTATTTGATGACCAACTTACTTCATAAGTTCCTGTTGGCCCATTACTCAAATTAATATTTGGAGTAACGGTGTTTGTTTTTTGGCCGTCTATAAAAAAAGCTAAATCAAATGTAACTCCTGTTACAGGATTATTGTTCACATCAAAAGATTGAACTATTTCATATACTGTTTGTCCTAATGATACGTTTGGCATTTTTAATAAATATTACTTTAATTTTAAACTTTATATATTTGATATGAGAATTTTAAATTGGCATAAGTTCTATCTGCTGGTAAAATACTGAAAACTAAATAAGAGTCGCACTTAACTAATCCGGTACCAACCTCAAATTCAACAGAAAAACAAGTTACGTCATTAGCACTTGCAGTATATGGAATATAAGACCCTCTACCATCAACTAAATTAAGTGTTGCTGGATCACTACAATTAAAATATTGTAAAGCAAACCAAAAAACGTCATTTGCTACTATATCATCGGAATGCAAAACTCCACATACAATTATTTTTTCACTAATTCCAATATCAAATGAAATAGGAATCCCGCAATTAACATATGCTACATTCCATGCACCCGATATATTCCAAGGCTCTCCATTCCAGCCTGCTCGATCATTTCCATAATAAAAAGTACTTTGTACGGCAGTCTCAATATAAGAAGAATTGTTTGCAATTAAACCTCCTCCATTAACACCGGAAGTACCAGAAGAACCTGCACTACCAGAAGTACCATTGATGCCAGAAGTACCTCTACTTCCTGAACTACCTGATGTACCAGCAGCACCTGAACTACCACTAGAACCTGCACTACCACTAGATCCTGCACTACCTGAGCTACCGCTAGATCCTGCACTACCAGATGATCCTGCACTACCTGAACTTCCAGAAGAACCTGAAGAACCAGCTGTTCCGTTAGCACCTGATGAACCAGATGACCCTGCACTACCACTTGTCCCACTTCCTCCACCTCCGCCTGTTGTTCCAGTAGAATAAACATAACCATTTGCATCTACTGTTAGGAATCTTGTTCCTCCGTTAGGAGTATTCTCTATTTTTAAATAAGGAACAAACACATGATCATTATCATTTCCGGTTGAAGATAATGATACTGCATTGAGAGTATTTGAAACTCCTCCTAATATTACACCTCTTGTTACATCAAAAATAGAACTGGCATTACTTCCAATTATTAAAGAGTTAGTTGAACCTGTTATTGTTGAAGATGTAGATGAAACAATTGTAGATTTGGTTGAAGAGGATATTACACTAAAATTTGATTGTAAAATAGTTGAATTTGTACCCGAATAAACTTTATTATTATAACCAGACACAAGATTATAAGAACCTTTTTTCAAGTAGTTGGAAACTCCATTAATTATCGTTGAAAAAGTGGCCCCATTATTAGCAGGTTGTAAAGCTTGATATATTGTATTGTTCGCACCTTGAAGAATTATGTTAGTATTCCCTCCAGCTTTATTATTAGATCCATTTAAAATACTTGTGAATCTTCCTTGTCTTATTGCATTTCCAGAACCAGTTCCAATAAAATTATATCTCCTATTAAATCCAGAACCGTAAAAATCGTCCATTACAATACTGTTGCTATTACCATTGATAATTGTTGCAAATGTGACACCACATAAAATATGTGATTGTCCACCACCCACTAAAAATCTATAAGAACTATAGGCTTTTGTTCCAGTTCCGTTAATTATCGTTGAAAGGGCACATACATCAGGAAAAGGATTACCAGCCCCTCTTATAGAATAACTAACGCCAGATATAATATTATTGTTTCCATTTAATATTGAAATCATTCCAAAATTTGAACCAGCACCTCCTAAAGTTTCTCCAGTATTGAAAGCAATTCTATTATTATAACCATTGCCAATTGTACTATATTGTACTAAACTCTGATTTATTCTACCTCCTATTATTGAAGAAAATCTAGTTTGAGCAGTATTGCTGTCACCGTTTAAAATAGTTTCTTTTCCAGATATTGTACTTCTTTTTATCCTATTGCTTTCTCCGTTTCCTATTAAAGAATATTCAACTGAATAAGTTATATTTGATCTTCCGGCACCAATAAAACTTCTTGATCCCCCTGAAATTAAATTAAAATCTCCGTTACCAATAAAGTTATAAATATTGGTTGCTAATGTGCCTCCTGATATTATATTATTTCTTCCGTTTCCTATGAAATTGGTGTTGCCAGAAACATAATTATTTCTTCCATTTCCTATAAAAGAATAAATACCAGTTACCTCGTTATATTCACCACCTAAAATGGTTGAATAATTACTATTTGTTAAGTTGCTTTTTCCATTTAAAATAGTTGAAAACTTTCCAAAAGTTGAATTTCCAGAACCGTTTAAAATTGTCGCATAATTATTTGTTCCGGCTGTGTTAAAATCGCCATTTCCAATAAATGCACGTCTAGAACCAGTGATTAAATTAAAATTACCAGCAGCTATTAAACTTGTAACTGAGGTATTTCTTATAATGTTACCGGTACCGTTTCCAATGGCTGCTCCATCGCTAGTACTTAAAATTGAATTTGAAACTCCATTTAATATGCTTCCGAATATAGTAGAACTTATTGTATTCGCTGAGCCCGCTAACATTACAGAGTAATTACCGGTACTTAATGTATTTTTAAATCCATTGACTATTGAAGAAAAATTAGATGAACTTACGGTGTTTCCTGAACCGGCACCAATAAAAGAATAAGGTGAACTTGAATTAATCGTGTTTGTTTTACCACCGATTATTGTGGAATATTGAGAAAGGCCTGAATTTGACTTGCCAGCAACTAAAACAAAATTTGCGGATGCTTGATTATCTCCTTTTTGTAACTGAGCGGCCATTGTAGCAGTAGTATAAGCACCAGTGCTTGTTCTACCACTTTCCCAAATTGTATGTCTTATTGTAAATGGATCACTTAAGGTATTTCCAGAAATTATTTGTGTAGCAGTTCCTGCAGAAATATTAGGTGCGGTCACACCTGTGACAGCAATTGTGATATAATTATTGTTTGTTGCTCTTGTAACTGATATATTATTTCCACCAGATAAACTCCTCAGATAAACAGTTCCTAAGTTTTGATTACTGTAAATATTTCCAGCTGGAGAACCTGCATTACCTAAATTATTAAAAACTTGTGTGTATGCAATTCCTAAAGTTATACCCGTTTTATATACGTAACCATTATTATCAATTGTTAAAAATTGGAATGGTGTTGTTGGACCTTGATATATATTAGCTATTCTTAAATAAGGAACTGCAGTTGTATATGCAGATAATCCTATTGTAATATTTTTACCACCAGTTATTGTAGAATAACTTTTATAAATTTTATTACTTGCACCTCCTAAAACAGTTGAATGAGTTGAATAAACTTTATTATCGGATCCTTGTACTATAGTTGAATAGGTTCCTCCACTAACGAAATTTTGTCTACCATTTACAATTAAAGAATAATGTGAATTTCTAATTTTATTTTTATAACCAGAAACTAAAGTTGAATATGAAGAAGCACTAATTATATTATATGAACCACCTACAATTGAAGATTTTTGACTAAAATATGATTTATTTTGTATACCATTTAATATTGAAGAATATGGTGATCCACTAATTGTATTATAAGATCCATTTCCAATTGTAGAATTTGGACTAACATTTGATATTTGATTATTTATACCATTTATTGTTGTTGAATATGGCGAACCACTAATTCCATTATAATGTCCATTTCCAATTATAGAGTATCTAGAAGAATTAATATTACCTTTATAACCATTTAATATTACTGAATATGGAGATCCAGTTATATTATTTTGATACCCAGTACCAATTAAAGAGTTTCTAGAAAATAGAATACCCATTTTAGGACCATTCAATATTATTGAATAGTTTGATCCACTAATAATGTTTTTATAACCATTTGTTATCGTAGAATGCAAAGAAGTAATTGCAGAATTTGCTCTGCCATTACCTATCAAAGAAAAACTCGAATAATTATTCTGATTATTTTGTCCTCCTAAAATTCCAGAATAATTACTTTGATTATTAATTGTATTACCACTTCCTGCAACTATTGACCAATTAGAATTAGATGTATTTTGACCATTTTGTAATTGAATCGGCATCAAATAAGAAGAATAACTTCCTCCAGCACTTGTTCTTCCACTTTCCCATAAAGTATGTCTTATGGTAACTTTAGTTCCAGCACTTATTAACTCTATTGCTGTTCCAGCTGACAAGTTATTAATACTTCCACCACCAGTAGATCCTGTTGCAGTGTTAACATAATATCTCAAAGAACGTAGATTTACTACATCCTTATCATGAATTGGATCTGATGCGTTTACGCCTCTCCTACCAAAAAAATTTACACCTTCTGGACCTAAAAGTTCTACCATTTAATTTAAATACTATATCTCAAAATAAATAGTATTTAAAATAAAACGATATTGAAAATAATCAATAAAAATTATCTAAATAAGATTTGGACGATTCCAAAATCACCATCAAATTCTTTTGTGGTTTTAAGAACGTGATATTTTGTCCCATTTATTGCTCTTCCATCAGAACCAACATCAATTTTTTGTGATGTAATTTTTTCTGAAGTTCTAACATATAATTTACCCAATAATCCTATTGGAGCCCATTCTTTTCTTTCTGATCTTGGAATATATTCTTGATTTGGATTATAATTTTCATTAAAAACATTAATTTTTAAAACATGTATTAAGTTTTTAAGATTTATATCATTAATTGAAATATTTTCAGCTATAGTTCCTTTTATATTTGTAGCACTAGGATGTTCTGTATAAATCTTATTGTCAGGACCTAAATGATAAATTTGATTGTTTTCTGATTTTTCACTATTCAACAAAGTAAATCCTGAATAATTTTGATACATTTCTCTTCCCCATATATCTCTTTTATGCAATTGATTCCAAAATTCTTCAGCTCCATCACCAATAATACATGGAGTAGCAGATACAATACCAACAATATTAGAATTGTCTATTTTAATTTTATCTTTATTTAAACTTACAAAAAAACCAGTTCTATCCTGATTGTTTGGGTTTTGATCTTCCCATTCAAAATATTCTGCATAATCGGCTGTTCCATTCTGAGTTAATGCTCCATTCATGGTCGCAGCACCAGTTGAATCTATTCTAAATCTATTGTTTGTAACAGCTGGTGTTGTAGTGGTACCGCCATTTGCAAATACAAAACTATTAGCTCCTCTGGTTCTACCACCTGTTCCTAAAACAACTGATCCAGTATGATCAACAAAATTGCCTGATCCACCTAAAAGTGTTGAATAAGGTGCTGTAATTTTATTGTTTCTTCCACCTCCCATAAAGGAAAAATTTGCATTAGTCATGTAATTTGATTTACCCCAAACTATAGCCGAATAATTACCTGCATATATACCATTACTAGACCCTCCTATTAATGAGCATTCAGGCCCACCATATGGTTCTGCATTTGTATAAGAGTTTTTTCCACCAAGATGAGTAGAATAAGGTCTACCTACATAATTATTTTTGCCATTCAAAACAATACTATAATCACCAAAAGCTCTATTTTGACTTCCATTTACAACTGTTCCAAAAGCATTATAAACTTTATTTTTAAAACCACCAACTATTGTAGCAAAATTAAATCCACCAAAAGTATTTCCAGAGCCACCCAAAATTGAGCTATAAGATCCAGAACCAATTGTATTTCTTTTTCCAGTTACAAATGAATAACTTCCTCCATTAGTATTATTTCCACCAACTGTTAATACAGAATATGCTCCAGTACCAGCTGATAAAAGATTACTATTATTTATGAAAAAATCATTGATTTTTATCCTTCCTTGGTTTAAGGTATCTGTAGATAATATTAGTTGATATGCCATTTTTAATAACTTTTAATAATAAATAGTAAACATTATAAATAAACTATAAAAAAGTTTCGTTTGATAAGCTATCAAAAGTATTATTATTACCCCATTCAATATAAAAAATTAAATCTAAATTCGTATTAGAATTGATTGTAATATAGGTATTAATTGTAATATATGCATTATATTGTGGACTCGGAGCAGTAGCAACTAATTTATAGTATCCTCCATTAACATTCCCAAAATCAAACAAACCTTCTATTGAAGAAACTTGTGCATATTCAATTCCGGTTACCATATCATTATAATTACCAACTTTGTTCGATGTTCTTTGAGAAGAGCTCGCAATGTCAATAGCTAAATCAACCTGTGTATTGTTGTATACTTGGTATAATGTTATACTAGCACCTTCAATACCTCTTGAAGCTGTTGTAAAACCAAAAGATGAATTTGTTAAGCCAGTATTTGGACTTTCTCCAACTACATATAACCCTAAAGAAGACCAAGTTGCAGAAGAATAAAGTGCATTTCTCCAATCTTGAGTATATAAAGTTCCATTATAGTGTACAGTTACATCATATATTGTACTTGTGTTTGCTGATGTTGAAGCTGAAATTGTGTTTGCTACCATAACACCGTTTGTAGTAGTCGCAAAATTATATGTAATTGCACCTACTGTATTTGGTGATACGATTGTCATTCCTGAAATTTGGTATTGACCAGAATAATCATAATCAACATAATTTCTCCAAGTATGACCCGAAAGCCTAAAATCACCTGTAGCTATTATACTAGCTTCAACAGAATCAGACCAAGTTGTAATATTTTGTTTAGTATTAAAAATATTAATAATTTCTTTTGTATTTCCTATTCTATAGATAAATGAATCATTGGCTCTTAAAGGTGTTGAAAAAGTTCTTACAAATTCAGCATCTCCAACTTGTTTGTTTATAATATAATTATAAATATCTGAACCAGAAAACGGTGTATCTTGTGTATCATAATTGACTTGTAGTTGATAATAATCTCCATCATCAACGTTAGAAAAATTAAAAACTGGACTTAAATTTGTTGTGGTTCCTTGTACTGCTATTGCAGAATTACCACCAGAAACATTTAGATTAGCTTTTTTAGGAGGAACAAAATATGTAAAAAAGGCACCATTTATTACAGATCCAGAAAATGGCGTATTTCCCGTTATTGTAGCAGGTCCAATTCCAGATTTGTATGTGGTAGTAGCAGAAGGTTCCAAAAATAATCTAGTTGGAGTATTGTTATTATTGGTATCTAAATAATAGCAATCTCCTAATGTCATATCATTCGGTTCTTCAAATGAAAATACCGTATCTATTATATATTGATCTTTATCTGAAAATACATATTTCGTAAAATTACCTATATCTTTATATTGTGTTGGAAAACTATATGTATAAGCACTATTTATGATGGTAATTCCCGAAGTATTTTCTTGTATTTCTATTAATGGAGTAGTTAAATAACTATCAACATTAGCAGTTGAAGTGTTTGGATTTGATACATAATCAGTATAAGCAGAAAATGGTAATCTATATAATTCATGTATAATTAATGTTGATCCGGTATTTGTTAGTAAAGAATTTATAGAATCTCCTGAAAAATATATAGTATATTCTTTACCATTATTTATATCATAACTTATAGAATTATAATCTACTCCATAATAATTTAAACTAGCACCTTGTATTCTATAGTATGCAGGATAATCATATGAAAAAAAATTACCTAAAGATATTTTATTAAAATATCCTAAGGTATTTTGTGTTAAAACTTGTGAAGATGTATCGTTATCTCCAGTTGTTTGTGATATTATATAATTTTCTAATGACATTTTTTAATTAATTAATTAATCTATAGGTGGTACTGCTGGTTGTGGTCCATAGGTTCCACCACCGCTAGTATTTCCTGTATAAGGTTGAGGTGTAGGCGGAGGAGTTCCAATTGGTGTTCCAGAAAGCGGAAATAGTATAGTTGTTCCTATAAATCCAACTTTTTGTTGTGTTTGTGTTAAAGCACTTAAAATATTCGCACTAACATTTACTGTATTTATAACAGGTTGAAAGAGCTTTACTACTTGTGCTTGAGTTTTTACAGTGCTAAAATTTAAATTTGTGATATCATTTACATTTGAATTTACTACTATGCCATTTATATTGCTTTTGAATATGTTATTTACTTTGGAAGTAACTACAACACCATCAATTTGATTATAAAATTGATCTGGTAATTTTGTTTGAAATTCAGAACCATCATTTATTCCTTTTGGGTAAATAAATTTTTGTCTATTGAAAACTGTATTTCTATAAATTACTGAAATTCCTTCAAATATTGTTGTAGCTGGAATAATTTGCTCAATATAAGTAAAAACTTTAGATTCAATTAGTTTTAAAAAGTTTTCTAATTTTCTAAAAGTTATCATGTTTGAAATTTCACCATTTACATTCCAATAATAATAAGTCAAATAAATTTTTCTTAAATTAGGGTAAAAGTAATTGTGGTGAGGTTCAAAAGATGTTTTTCTTGTTTTAACATCAATATTATTATTATAAACAAAATTTAACCATTCAGACATTGTCCAACCACTTATTTCTGGGGGTGCAACTAAATTTACATCTGATAATTTATAATCTGATGGTAAATTAACTGTTGTATTTCCTGTATAAAAAAATCCTATTTTATACCAATCAAAAACATCACATTCTATTGCTGATGCTGGATCTAAACCAACAGTTATTTCTTTTGAATTAATTATATTTTCAGTTCCACTATAAGTAGGATCTCCAGTATAAATTTTTACATTATCAACAGTTCTAATTGGATCAAATTCTGGTCTCCATTGATTTATGTAATAATCACCGTTACCTCTTCCCGGACCGCCTTCTTGAAAAGCAAATTTACTCTCATTATAATTAATATATCCATTTTCATTAACAACAGTTGTTGGTTCAGGTGTGAAAAAGGCAGTTGAAGTACCTACAGTTTGATCACCTAATCTTGAAAGAACTGTACTTGCATTTTTTTCAATTTTATAAACAAATTCATTGAAATTTACTAAACAATCTGGTGCCCCAATTAATTTAAAAATAAAAGTTATTGCTTCTCTAGTTCCTTTTCTTTTGTATAACCAATTAATGTTGGTTAACATTCTTCTCCATAATTCTAAATTATAATCCTCTAAAGTCTTGTTGTTTCCATCTTCTTGGCCCAAATATTCAAAAAAATCAGTGTCTGTAAAATTAATAGGTTGTTTCCAGCCTAATAATTCTGTTAATCTTCCTAAAAATTTATTTGAAATAGTTTCTGATTCCGTATAATCATATGAATGAGAATATGCTAAATTATCAATATATTCTTTTATTTTATCAAATTCTTCAGCGTATGTTTGTATTAATTTATTATAAATTTGACCATCGGTATCAAGTTCTAAATAGTTTTCTGGGACTATTGCTCTAACCATCCAATTAGTTTTTATTTGATCAGTTAGTGTTGCATATTTTAATAATTCATCAGTGAAATTATCAAAATTAGTTCCATAAGAATCTGGGGCAAAACCATCTATTGATCTTGGCCAAGGTATCGATTTTTCAAAAAATTGATCATTATCTGGATTTGGAACAAGCCATTTACCACCTTCTGTTAATTGATACTCTAAATTATTTAAACTTCTTTTATATTCAAAATAACGTTTTTTTGAAGGTCTTATATATATAGCATCAGTAGTATTGGCTGTAAAAATACCAGATATTCTAAAGTTTAAATGATAATAATCTGAATAAGCACTATAATTATAAGATAAAATTGGATAAGCTGGAGTTGTATTTAAAGTTGTAGAACTTAATTGAATTTCAAATTGATTAAAATTATCAAAAACAGTTAAAGTATTAGAGCTCAATGCATTATAACTATTTCCTGAAGTAAAAATTATATTTCCTTGATTAGTAAATGCAGAGCTTATTAATGTAATTTCAGTATAACTTAGTTGAGTGCTTGAAAGTGTAATAAAATTTGTTTCTCCAACATTTGAATCATAAGCTAATATAGCATACGGATATCCTTCAATTGTTTTATTAATAGAATTTGCTAATCTTGTATAGAAAGAGCCAAAAAATGAATAAGAATTTGGATCAGTTAAATCAGGGTTCAAATCATTTTCAGTGAGGCCTAATGCTTTATTTACATTAAAATCAGAGGAAGTAAGAGATGTAAGGTTTTGTAGTCTATCAAAACTTAAATTTTTAATACCTGTTGAAAGTGTATTTGTTAAGCTTCTTTCAATTCTAAAGTCACCAAAAGTAAAAATTGATTCGGTATTAGTGTTTTGATATAGTTTATCCTGCCCCGGAATACTTAGGGTTGATAATGTATTATTGGTAAAAAGAGGATCCGGATCAAAAAACATGTTTAGCTAAAATAATTTGTTTTAATTTAAAATAAATAGAGATTCAAATTTTTTACTATCTTTTGTTTTAAGATTTTTTATTTTTTTTTTTCTAATTCTATTTACTTTAAGTATATAAAAAATATCTTTAAAAATAAAAAATGCCATTTTTACCACCAGAATCAAATACATATATAAATGTTAAATTGACAGATGCAGGTCGAAGAATGCTTTCTTTGGGTCAATTGCAGTTTTCTAAAGCTGTTGTTTCTGATAGAGAAATAGATTATGATATTGACAGAAAAGATTTAAATGGATTAAGTCTTTATAATATTAGTAACAATAGAGTTTTATCACCAGTTGGGGATTATCCAAATGTTGATCCTATAAATTTTGATGGAACACAACCAGTTCAATTAACTAATCAAATCATTCAATCAGTAAAACAGTTTGCTACAGCTCAAACGGCAACTTTTGGATTACTTTCTGGATATTCTAATGCTTGGCAAATTCTATATCAACCATCAAATTATGGTTTAGGTTATGCTAATGTTGTTTATGGATCACAAACATTTGGAAGTAACGAAATAACGTTTAGCAGCGTAAGTGCTGGTTATACTCCAGCAGTAAACGATTTAGTTTATATTACTTGGGTTCCGGGGCAGTATGCTACTAATTTTCCGGTAACTACTAGTACTGGTCTTTTAGTGTCAGGAGCTCCATTTAATGGTATGTGGTATAAACTTACTTCTGGCATAACATCAACTAAATTTATATTAGACAGATCAATTCCAAATATAACTGGAACAGGTACTGTTGGTGCTTATTTTTATCCAAATGATGCTATAGAAACATATTTTGGTTCAGGATCTACGCAACAAACTAAGTTTTGGAATATGAATATTGTAAGACCTTATGATGTTGCCGGAACTGATTTAACTGTTCAAGGTGTTTCTGGATATTCAAGTTATGGTTCAATTGAATATGCTGGAACAAAGCATTATTTAGGTTTTGATGAAAGTTATCCTGCTGTAGGAATAATTCATTATACGAATAAATTCAGTGGGGAAACTTATGGAGAACAATTTATAGAAAAATCTGTTATTTTAAATATGCCAACAATTTTATGGCATAACTATCCAGCCAATAATGGCGAAGCAACACAATATGGTTTAACTTTATATGATCAATACGGTACTACACAATATGATTCAGTTTCTAAAACCACTTATAGAGATTTAAGAGACGGAATTCAATCTACAAATAAAGTTATTGGAAGAGTTTATCATAAACTTCAATTATTTGTTATTACCGATCAAGATTTATTAATGACTATGACCTATAAAGGCAATAGATCATATACCTTACCAGAACCAATAGTTAATTTAGTATCAAACCCTAAAGCACCATTAACAACTAATCAAGTAACTGGTTTATGTGAATCTGGAAAAACTTATTTTGTTACTTATTTGGTTGAACCTAATATTGGTGGAACTTATAGTTTTGGATATACCAATCCTATTTTTTGTGGATATATTAAACAAATTGATGGACAAGTTGATATTAATGGAAATCCTCAATTTTTATCAATTCAATTCCCAACTAACAGTTTTCCTTATATGAGGAACGATGCAGCAATAGCTAATACAGGAACTGGTTGGAATGCACAAAGGGTTAAAATATTAGTTAATGAACAAGAGAAATCATATGATTACATGGCAGGTAATGTTCCTGCTACTGATTGGGTTGTAATGTCTGGTCAGGGTATATTTGATTGTACAACTGCAACTCCAGCGACAAATACTATAGATCCTGTAGCTTTGAATTCATATCAATTTATAATGTCTAGAGAAGATTATACATCAGGATCAACAGATGGAAATTATGTAATGTGGTCTGGACATACATCTAATGGAAATTATTTAAATTTTGGTGATGAGGCTTTTTTCTTTGGAACAGTAGATGCTCAAGTTTTTACAACTACTTATAAAACAATAATAACAGTAGTTGCCACAAATTATGAATATAACTCATCAACGAATGATACATTTAATTCATTAAATGATGATTATACTTATATAACAGAAGTAGCAATTCTAGATGAACAAAATAATACTGTGGCTGTTGGAAAACCAACTTATCCACTCAAAAAAGCTAATTCTAGATATTTAGCTTTTCAACTTATAATAGATTTTTAAAAATAAAAAAATGGGACTTATACAAAGTGCAACAACAGTTTATGCTAGGGCATATTTAACCGAACTAGGAAGACAGTATCTTTTTGATAGTTTGTCTAAACCTAGATATATTCAATTATCAAATGGTCAAACAGTTGATAGATTAAAAATTGCTAGATTTTCTTTAGGTGATCCGGATGTAAATTATAATATAACAGATCCTTTAACTTCTGGACAAATTCCAGATTTATCTGGTGAAAACGAAAACGCTGTTACAGGAGCTAAGGGAAGAACTTTAGATAATTTAATTAGCCCGGGAACTTCAAATATTCCAGCTGAAACTATAGATAGTGTTGAATATAAAACAACAACAACAAGTATTAATTTTAATACTTCAACAGCACCTTCGGCATTTCCGGTTGTTATAACACAACAATTACAAACTTTTGTTGATGGTTCATTGGTCAATGATGGTGTTTATATTGTTTCCCCAACTAGTTATGGTCCAAATGTTTTAAATAATAATGAATTAATTATTACATTAAAACGACCAACTACTACGAGTCCGGGATATAGATTAAGGATTTTTTATCCAACAACTGGTTCTAATTACAATAAAGTAACTTTTCAATTTGAAAAGGCAAATCAAGTTCAAGGAGTACCTACAACATCTGTTGTTACTGGTATAAACCCATTAAATCCAAATGCAGGCGAAGGTAGAGGTATTGTGAACTTAGATACTGCAACTAATAATAATGCAGGTTAATTAAAAATAATAAAATAAAAAAATATAAAATGGGAAGAGCTATAGTAAATAAATCATTATCATCAAGATTAACTCAGACAAACTTTTCTGAGTCAAATACCTCATTAACCTTAGGTCCGCCAACTAGTAATGCAACAAATCAAGGCGAGGCAGTATTGCCATCGGCTAATGAAGCTGTTTCTGTAAATCAGTGGGTTGCAATGACTCAAGCAGATCAAGGTTTATTGGATGCTATTTATGATTTTATTAACACAACCAAAGAAGGTGTTTCGGTGATACCAAATAATTTAACGGGAAGAACAAAAAAATTGTTCTTTAATTTTTACGGAACGATGGGAAAAAGTGTGAAGCCCGGTGAAATTGGACAATTTGAGGTTAATTTCAGTTATCCTCCTGTATCATTCACAGACACTTCAACTCCATCAATAGCATAAAATAAAATTTAAAAAATAAAAAATAATAAAAAATGAGTATAATAGATCCTAGGTTTACAAAAGCAGTAAGTTCATCACTTACAGTACAGGCAGAAACTTTAGATGATAAAATAATATTTGGCAGTGATTTGTTGTTTACTGTTTGTAACAGATCTTCTATTGTAGATAATAAAGGTAATTATTTTGTATCATTTAATTTACCAACAGATTCAACTGAATTATCAACTGAATCAACTGTAGCAAAATATTTTCCAGAATTATATCAATTAAATAATGATAAAATTGTTTTTTGTTCTATTCCATCATCTCAATACTCAGAATATATTGATGGTAGGTCTATTACATTATTTGTCCCTACTGGAGGATCAAACCCTGCTTCTGTAACAGGTTTAAAAATTTATTCTTCTACTTATACATCTGATAAACCATTGAAATATGGTGAAACAAATCAACTATTAGGTGATAATGTATGTTTTTTATTTTCTGATTCAATTAATAAACCTTATACCGGATACACTGCTAATGAGATTGGAGTGAAAACAAGTATGTCAGGAAACACTACTTGGGAACCAGATCCAACAGATTATACAAAAAGACCATCAGCTGTTTCATATAGAGAAGTTTTAGGTGGTGGTGTTTCTTCTTTGTTGAATCAATATAATACCCCTAATGGTTTAAATACTGATACAAGAACTGGTAGTTATTCGATAACGCCTCCAACTAATTTTCCTGATGGAATTGCAGGATATAATTATGATGTTCCTGTTGGTTTTTGTTATTTGGATATGGGTATTTGTGTGATAACACATTCTGCAATTACAAATAATATTCTTTGGTCCTTAGGTACTTTAGCTAATGGTGGTACTTTATTAAATGATTCTGGTAGAACAGATGTTTATTTTGCAGGAACTCAATCTAATGGAGATCCAGCGGCATATTTAGAATATACTGATATAAACACTTCATTTAAAACAACAGCAGTTTGTTTAGCAATGCCAACAGAATTTTGGATTTCTAATAATTCAACTTGGGATAGAAATAGTGCATTAAATAACTTAAACTCTCAAACTGGTATTTTAACTATTGATCCAGTTTATGTAACCGAAGTAGGTCTATATAATCAATTAAATGAATTGGTGGCTGTTGCTAAAATGTCTGAATACGTTGAAAAAAATTATATTAATTTAATAACTTTCAATATTGATATAGATATGTAATTCTATTTGATATTGTAAATCATATAGAATCATACTATGATAGACCCTAGATTCACATCGCCTGTAAGTGGCTTTTTGTATATAAATGAAGAAAATGAAATACCAGTATCATTATCCGGTGCTAATATTTCTTTGACTTTATGTAATAGAACAGCAACTACAAGTAATTTAGGAAATTATTTTGTTTCATTAAATTTACCAGCTAAAGAATCTGATTTCCCAAAAAATTCTGGTTTGTCTTTTTTTTATCCAGAATTACAACAATTAAATGTTGATAAAATATTATTACTAAAAATACCCAATACAGCATATACTGAATATATTGATGCAAGGTCAATAAAATTAAATTTACCGGGATCTGGAAGTACTGCTAATTTTTATACTTTATTTTCTAGTACATATTCTGGTGTTTTTCCTGATAAGTATGGAGAAAGAAGTCCATTATTAGGAGATAATATAACTTATTTATTTTCTGATAGTGTCAATTTACCATATACTGGTTTAACTGTAAATGAATTGGGTATAATCACATCACATTCTGCTAATACTTCTTGGAACCCTATTTCAAGAAGATATGAACAAAGACCATCTGCTGTTTCTTATGGTGAAGCAAAGTTAAGTAATGATACTATTAATACTGATAGAAGAAGGAGAATGAACAAAGCTGTTTTTACTGATGGTCTCTATCCTGATTATCGTGGGATAGGATTAAGTTTTTATAGTATTATTAGTTTTCCCCCATCTTCTTTAATAGGTTATGTTGTAAAACCTGATCAAAATTATTTTAAAGCAGGAGATTATATAACAGTTGATTTATTTTTAAATACAACACCACCTTGTGTTGCAGGTACTGGTTATCCAGTTATTGTTTCAATTAGCTCTGATACTAGTACCAATAAATATTATCAGTATTCTCCAGATCCAAATTATGGTGGACCTTGGGATATAATTTATGCTACCACATGTAATCCGGGTGTTATTACAAATAAAAATCAACCCGGATATATATTTGAAAGTGGTGGAACATATTATAATTATGATATACCAGTTGGTTTTGCTGTTTTAGATAAAGGATTAATAGCTATTACCCATCCCGACATAGTTGATTCTATAGATTGGGATTCAGGTTATCTTCCAGATGGTTCTCCAAATACTTTGGCTGAGACAACCGATATTTATTTTACAGATACAAACACATCAATATATGGCGATACAGAAGCTGTTTGCCAATTAGATTTTTCAGCACTTGATACAGTATTTAAAATAAGAACAACTTGTAATACATTGATTGGGCAGTATTATGTATCAAATAATTCAACTTGGGATAATGCACTTGCATTAAATCCATTTTCTACTAATCAATCAGTATCAATTACGGAATTAGGATTATACAACGAATTAAACGAATTAGTAGCAGTGGGTAAGTTTTCAGAACCAGTATATAAAACTGCTTTTGATATTTTTACTTTTGAAGTTGATATTAATCTTTAATTTTTGTTTTAAGTTTTTAATTTAAAAATTATGATTTTAGCATTAGATATTTCCACTTCTGTAATAGGTGTAGCTTTATTTGGTTTAGAGAATGATAATTATAAATTGCATGAATTATCTTATAAAAAATTTAAACCTAAACATAATTTATTTGAAAAAATAGATGAATTTAAAGATTTTTTTAAGGAATATGAAGATATTATAATCACTGATATTAGCATAGAAGAACCTTTAAAAAAATTCAAAGGAAAATTTTCTAACGCAGACACTATTCAAAAATTAACTCAAATGAATGCTATGGTCAGTTTATTTCTTTATGAAAAAACTGGCATACAACCAACTTATTATAATGTTTCTTCAGCCAGAGGTATTGTTTTTCCTGAATTAAAAATGCCAAAGTCCCATCCCAATAAAAAATATCTTATTTGGGAAGCTGTTAATAAAGCTGAACCTAAAATTATATGGAAATATAGTAAAACTACTCACAAACTAATTGATGAGAATTTTGATATGGCCGATGCTTGGGTAGTTGGTATGGCCCATGTTTGTTCTAAAATAAATTCCAAAACTTTAGCATAAGTTCTAATTTTTTATTATTTTTGCTATAATGATGAGTGGCGAAAATAATATTGTAATAAGTTCTATCCTAAAAAGGATGCTAGGGGATCCTAAGGATGAGTATGAAAATATTGTCCAGTTTGAATTTAATTGCCCAAGCTCATATTGTCGTAATGATGTTGATAAGTTTAATTTAGGATATAATTCTGACCTTAACATTTTTCATTGTTGGAAATGTAAATATAAAGGTTTTGTTAAAAAATTAGCGGATGATTATGGTAATGAAGATGAAAAGGAAAAAATAAGATTAATATTTCCAAAAGCTTCAAAAAATTATACTCAAAACATACAGCAAAATAACAATATAAAGAAAGTTAGTTCAGAAGATGTAATTTGTGAGCTTCCTGAAGGATTTAAACCTCTTGTTGAAAAATCAAGTTCTCCGAATTATAGGAAAGCGATTAAATATTTGCAGAGTAGGAAAGTAGATTTTGATACTATAAAAAAATATAATATTGGTTATACTGAAGATGGTCCAAGGAAATTTAGAATTATAATTCCTTCTTATAATTTGGATGGTAAAATTAATTATTATGAAGCTAGAAGTTATGTACCTTCAATAAAGCCAACTTATTTAAAACCAGATTATCCTGATAAACAGGATATAATTTTTAATTTAAAAAACATAAATTTCAATTTGCCAGTTTATTTAGTTGAGGGTGTTTTTGATATGTTTCCTATAATAAATGCTATACCATTATTAGGAAAAACAATTTCAGAAATTTTACTTAATAAATTAATAGAGAATCAATCTAAAGTCATAATTTGTTTAGATGAGGATGCAAAAAAAGATGCTTATGATTTATATTTTAAATTAGAAAGTATGGGTTTAGATGTTTATTATGTTGAAATTCAGAACGATATAGCTAAATACTATGAGACAAATGGCAGAGAAGCATTAATAAATCTTATAAAAAAACATAAAAAATTAGATTTTAACCATATTTTTGTGGATAAGTTAAGAAATAGAAAGAAGGGATACGCAAAAAACCTTAATTCTGATTTTGTAAAGAGAGAGTTTGAAAGATTAAAAAATAAAATTAATGAATAATAAAATTGCACATGTAGCGGATCTTCATATAAGATT